ACCCCAAGTCTAAGTCCTGGTTTTCACACCCGGAAAAAGATGGCTGGTTCGCGAAGTGGTCCGACGCCTGCTGGGACGATGAGGAGGGACGCCCCACCGGCGCTTGCGCCGCCAGTGGGGCCGAATTTGTACGCAAGTCCATGAATGCCCAATTCAAACGCAAGAAACTTCGCACCCGCAGATATGATCCCGCCCATTTGGACGAGTTTTCTTCGGGTTTGCCGGCCCCCGTCTGGGACGGCGAAGTTCCTCTCGGTGATTACCTTTCCTACATATACCGCGGAATTCAAGCTTCCAAGGGTTGTGCTTGGGGAAAAGTCACTGGCGAACGAACCAAGGGAGACTGGATCGAAGACAAAGACAACACTCTCTCTGTTGTCTACCGCCTTCTCCTCCTCGCGGCCACAAACCACGAGATGATGGCCAAGTGCTCACCAAAGGACCTTTTTAAAGCTGGCCTCGTCGTCCCCGAAGAACTCTTCGGGAAGAACGAGATCCACCTTAACAAGAAGGTTGACAGTGACCGCTTGCGCATCATATGGAATGCTGGCATAGCCGGTGAAGTAATCATGCGATTCCTTCACAATGCCCAGAACAAGCTCGAAATCGAACTCTTTCAGTGTGGGGCCACTCACACCCCTGCGTTCCCGTACTTCGGCGCCTGTGTGGGCATGGGTCATCACGACGACGGCTGCTCCGACATCATCGACGCAATGCTCAACCTGCTCGGTGGTGCCAACCGCAAGCACAATGGAGTTTCCACTGATGCTAGCGGCTGGGACATCTCTTTCACTCGCGCCCTTTGGATGGCTGACGCTTTCCGCCGTGCTGATGCTGCGCGCTTCGGCCACTACCCTTTCGGATGGTGCTACGCACTTATGAACCTGGGCTTGGTGTCCTCCGCGCATGTCATTGTCATCGGCCGTGAAATGTATGAGCTGGCCTGGTTTGGTGTGATGCCCTCCGGCATCCCATCGACCTCTCCTTCCAACTCATTCCAGCGTTGCTTCGTCCATTCGGAGGCCACTTGGACCACCGAGGGCAAGGTTGGTTTGTCACTCTCCATGGGTGACGACAACCATGGCAAAGACCCGACCCAGAAGATTCACAAGGAAATCTGGGCAGCACTTGGTGTCATTAGTGAAGAGTCTGGCGAGACCCTGGAGTTGACTGAAGAAGTCGAATTCACATCTCATCGCTACAACCTCTCCACTGGCGTCACCACCTTCGACAACGGTGCCAAGATCCTTTTGCG